AGCCACGCACCTGGAAGTAGCTCCCCTCCTCGATACCACGGCGCACAAACTTGGCCATCGCCGGCAACAACCCCAACGCCTGGCGAAGCATGTTGTCGCGCTTCTCCAGGTAAGTGTTGCCACACCAGATGAAGTCCAGGGCAACCTGCTCGAAGGCCTGGCGACTCAGCAGTTTGTGCGGGATGAACGTGCGGGCCAGCGCGTTACGTTTGAAGTTGAGCCCCGATTGCAGATACACACTGGCCCGGGTCGACTTGGCCAAGCCATCCAGCGACAGCGGCGGCTCGTACCAGCGCCCGTTCGACCAGCACTCCAGATAGTCGAGGATCTCGCGGCCATCGAGCACCGGTACCGGATCGCCAAAGGTGAATGCATGGGCCTGACTCTGTGCAGGCAGCGCCTCAACCAGATCGGTAGTCATCAACAAATCTCCATGATGCCGGTGTTGGCAGCGGTCTGCCCTTCCAACGGCTCGTTGTGCAGGGCGTGGAACAATGCCCACGCCAAGTCGGCATGGCCGGTTTCGTCATTACGTCCGGCCGTGTAAGTGAACTGCCGCCCAGAGGCGGTGATGGTCTTGCGGATGGCCATCAGGCTGGAGGCCATGTCAGTCCAGCCAGCATCGAATTCGAGGCGCCCGTTCTTGATCACGTCGTATGCCTTGAGCACCAGACGGGTTTTCACTTCGGGCGAGTAGCTGAACGTGGTGACTGCCGGGAAGAACTGGCGCACCAGCTGGGCCACGCCGCTACCCAGACCGGTAACGTCTACGCCGATGTACGTCACCCAGTAGCGCTTGGTCACCTGGCGAATGGCCTCGGCCTGCGCCGCGAAATCCATGCCCCGGAACTGGTGACGCTCGAGCACACGGAACTTGCCGCCCGGTACCAGCGGCGGTGCCACCACGATGAGGCCAGCGCTGTCGCCACTTTCGGCCGGGTCGTAGCCAACCCATACCTGCCGATCGCCAAATGGACGTGCAGCGAACGGTTTGTAATCCTCCCCCCACTCCACCCAGCTATCGACCATGCACGGTTGAAGCATCTGCAGCGGGAAGATCGAGGCGCCGTCGTCTACAAACTGGCACATCAGCAAATTGGCGAACTGCTCGGGGTTGTACTCGAAGCGCAACTCCTCCAGGTCGAACAGATCGCAGCCGCGTTGCTCGGCATCAAGAATCGTGACGATCTGGCGCCAGATACGGTCCTCGCACAGCCGGCCCTGCCCCAGAGCGTCGTGACTCACATCCAATTTGAGGTGCTGGGCTGTCGGTTTGCCCTTATTGAAACGCTCACCGGTCCACAGCTTGTACGCTTCATGGGCCATGCTCGACGGGGTCGAAAAGTACGTTTTCCGCCAGTGCTTGTGCAGCGCCATGCCCGAAGCGACTTTGTTGAGTTCCTCGAATTTGTGGGTCCAGAAGAATTCGTCGAAGTAGAAGTTGCCCGATCGACCCTGCGCCGTGCGGTAGTTGGTACCGAGAAAATGCAACTCGGCGCCGTTGGCCAGTACGATCGGATCGCCCGTCAGCTGCCGGCCCAGCACATCGCTGACGAACGCTTGCATGTAATTCTTGAACTGGTGGGCCTGAGCCTTGCTGGCGGATAGGAAAATCTGGTTGCGCCCGGTCTTGAGCGCATCGATCAGCGCCTCTCGGGCGAAGTAGTAGGTCGCACCAATCTGCCGGCTCTTGAGCAGCATCCTGGTACGCTGATTCATCGACCGGTACCAGTCAAGCTGGTACTCAAAACAACCGTCTCGAAAGGCCTCTTCCAACTTCTCGAAGTCTTCCTCTGAGAAGTCGTTACGCTTGGGTTGTTTCTTGGGTTCCGCGTTACGCGCGGCCAACTTCGGATTGAGGTCGGTTTCGGTACCGCCACCCTGGAATCGCTGAATGCGCGCCTGCCGCTCCAATTGCCGATGCAGCAGGTCGATTTCCTTGAAGTCGCCTCCGGTCTTGCCCTCCTTGAGGATCAACTGCACGAGGCGGGCTTCCAGCGCACCGCCAATACGCTCGACGTTGTCCGCCCGGTCCCAGTCGTCGCGGGCCTTCCAGGAGTGGATGGTTTTCTCTTTCTCGCTCAGGAAGTCGGCAATATCGGTGACGCGCCAGCCCGTCCAGTACAAAAACTTGGCCTGGCGGCGAGGGTCCATCGGTGGGTGGGTGGCTTCATTCATGACGCAGATGCTGCCGTCACGCGCGCGAAGCCCCTAACTGCGCGACCTGTAAGACTGCCGGATACAGACCAGCATCATTGCTCGCCGTGCGCGCGCTGCCGACCATGACCTCAACGCTACCTGCCACCGCAGCCTACGCATTGAGGCCTCACCCCATGAAAAAGAAATTTCGCTCCAAGTGGACTCGCATCGCCGTCGAAGGCGCTACCACCGACGGCCGTCAGATCGAGCGCAGCTGGATCGAAGACATGGCCACCCAGTACAGCCCCAACACATACGGTGCCCGGATCAACTGCGAACACATCAAAGGCTACTGGCCTGGTGGTGAGTTCGGTGCCTATGGCGACGTGCTGGCCCTGAAGGCTGAAGAAGTCGAGATCAACGGCGCCAAGAAACTCGCCCTGTTTGGCCAACTCCAGCCCAACGACACCCTGCTGGCCCTGAACAAGGCAGGTCAAAAGGTCTACACCTCGATCGAGGTTCAGCCGAAGTTCGCCGACACCGGCAAGGCTTATCTGGTAGGTCTGGCCATTACCGACACCCCGGCCAGCCTGGGCACCGAGGCGCTCTCATTCAGCGCCCAGCACGGCACTCTCGCCAGCCGAAAAGCCCACGCGGACAACTTGTTTACTGCCGCCGAAGAGGTCGCGCTGGAGTTCGAAGAGGTCAGCGAGCAGCCCCAGGTGTTCGCCGGTCTCAAGGAAAAAATGAACAGTCTGTTCGCTCGCCTAAAAGGCAAGGACGACGCCGACCAGGAGCAATTTACGGAACTGGGCACTTTGATCAGTCAACTGACTGATGCCGTGGGCAGCACGCTCGACGCCAATGGAAAAGCCCAATCCGATTTGCAGGCGCTGACCGGCAAACACGATGCGCTTGCAACGAAGTTTGCAGACCTCGAAGCCAAGCTCGGCAAAACCGCTGATCACAGCCAACAGCATCGCCCTCAAGTCACCGGTGGTGAAAACCAGGTGCTGACCCAGTTCTGACCCCTGCCTTTCTTCGGAGAACCCTATGCGTAATGAAACTCGTCAGGCCTACACCGGCCTTCTGCAACAAGTCGCCAAACTCAATGGAGTCAGCTCAGCGGCTGAATCCTTCACGGTCACCCCTTCGGTGCAACAGAAGCTGGAAACCGCCATTCAGGAGGCCAGCGACTTCCTGAAAAAAATTAACGTCATCGGTGTGGACGAAAAAGACGGCGAAGCCATCGTCCTCGGTGTTGGCAGCTCGATCGCAGGTCGCACCGACACCAGCCAAAAGGCCCGAACTCCGCGTGATGTAAATGCGTTGAACAAGGACACTTACAACTGCAAAAAAACTGACTTCGACACCGCCATCCCCTATGCCCTGCTCGATGCCTGGGCCAAATTTCAGGATTTTCAGGCACGCCTGTCGGGCGCCATCGTTGAACGGCAGTCGCTCGATCGCATCATGATCGGTTTCAACGGCACCAGTGCGGCCGCAGACACCAATCGCGCGACCAACCCGCTGCTGCAGGATGTCAACGTCGGCTGGATTCAGAAGTACCGCACCAATGCCCCAGAGCGGGTGATGAGCCATGGTGCTGTCGCGGGCAAGGTCACGATCGGTGCCGGGGGCGACTACAAGACGCTCGACGGTCTGGTCTATGACGCCATCCAATTACTCGATCCATGGCACCGCAAGCGCCCGGACCTGGTTGTGCTGGTCGATCGCAGCCTGCTGCACGCCAAGTTCCTGGCCAACATCGAAGGTGCCTCGGACAACGAGAACGAACTGGCAGCGTCTCAGATCATCGCCAAGGCTCGCCTCGGTGGTCTGCCGATTGAAGATGCCCCGATCTTCCTGGACAAGGCGATCATGGTCACCACCCTGAAAAACCTGTCGATCTACTGGCAGATCAGTGCCCGCCGCCGTCACATCAAGGACGAGCCGGAGTGGGATCGCATCGCGGACTACCAGTCTTCCAACGACGCCTACGTCATCGAAGACTTCGGTCTGGGTGCTGTGGTCGAGAACATCGAAGAGGCATAAGCCATGGCGCTCTCACTCACTCAGCGCCACCGGCTCCGCGTTCTCGCGGAGCTGGAGGCCGCCGCCACATCACCCTTGACGAGCATGGCCGGTGCCACCGCCTATGAACTGCAGCTGGCACAACTGATCCAGGATCGCCTGCGACTAAAGAACATCCAGGGCAACGAGGCCAAGGCCAAGCTCAAAGTTCAGTTGCTGCCGACCTACGAGCCCTATGTTGAAGGCGTGTTGGTCGGTGGCAACGGTGCCCAAGACGAAGTGTTGACCACCCTCATGGTCTGGGCCATCGATGCGGGGGCATTCTCGGACGCCCTGAAAATCGCCACCTATGTGCTCAAGCACAACCTGATCATGCCGGATCGTTTCGCTCGTACCACCGGTTGCCTTATTGCTGAGGAGGTGGCCGAAGCCGCCCTCAAAGCTCAGAAGGCCGGCGGTGAGTTCGACGTGCAGACATTGCTCGAAACTGAGCTGCTCACCCGCGAGCAGGACATGCCCGACGAAGCCCGCGCCAAGCTGCATCTGGCCATTGGCCGAGCGTTTGCCACCCACGTACCAGACGAGGCCGTGAGCTCTGAGGGGCTGGAAGCACTCAAGGCAGCCCGTGACAACCTAACCCGCGCCATCGAGCTGCACACATCCTGCGGCGGCAAAAAGGATTTGGAGCGCGTTGATCGCCTCCTAAAAAACACGCTGGCCCGACCAG